GCGCACCACCTGGATCGAGTTGGCGGGTTTCACCGTCGCTGTCGAGCTGGAGGCGCCGCTCTTGATCGCCACGTCCGCGAGCGCCGGGCCCGCAGCGAGCAGAAGCACCAGTAGGCTAGACGCCCAGACAGTGAACCAAGAACTGACCATACGCATTCCCCAGTGCTGGCATCGCCTTGACGGTGAACCCCGTGCCGGCGACGCGGTTTGAGATCAGGAGACTCAGGCGCTCGAGGATCGCGTCCTCGTCGCCCTCCGTGCGGGTGCCGACGGCCGCTCCCATGAGGCCGCACACGATCTCGGTCGAGGTCGTCACCCATGCCTGCCAGCATACCAGCTGCATCTACAGAAGAGTTGTTGTCAAGGTACTTGATAGACTTGGTAAGAGCATCCTCCACGGCGGTGAAGACAGAAGTCAGGCTAGTTAGAACTCCTACCGCATCCACTCCTGTATTGTTGTGAAGGTACTTATTGGAATTGGTGAGAGCAGTCCCAGTATCAGTGAATACAGTAGCTAGGGCCGCCAGAGCTAGGACTCCAGCAGCATCGGCAGCAGTGTTGTTATCTAGATACTTCTTGATATTAGTAAGAGCAGTGACAAGATTAGCATGGGCGTCGCTGGCAGAGGTTAGAGTCGTGCCCATACTGGTCAAGGCAGTCTCGGCGGCTAGGTCCTGCTTCAAGGCATAGATGAGTAGTGCGTAGGCAGTAGCCGCCATCTCGATAGTCGGCTCCAGGAACTCTGGAATAGAGCCTGGAGTGTAGTCATTAGGCACCTGGTGTTCGGCGTCGTAGTAGAGGCGCAGGTGGTCATGCTGACCTAGAGTATCCTGGGAGTCTGCCTCACCTCTACCCTCAATAACCAGGTAGCGACCAAAGATACTGGCGGGGACAAAGGACTGCGGCACATCACCCACTGGATACTCTACTCGCTGGAGACGGATAAAGTCAGCCAGAGCAGAGAGGTCTATTCCAACTTCATCCTTGGTATAGGAGATGAGGTAGGCAGTAGCAGCAGCTAGGCTCCCGCCTGCCTTTGGTTGTATCTTCCCATTGGAGTAGTCCATGATGTAGTCAGTGTTGCGAGCATAGGTAGTAGTGCCTGCCGCGTTCTCCACTGTTTCAGATGCCTTCTTGATAGGCTTGTAGGTCAGGCTGACCCAGGCGGCAGTAAACAACCCATAGCCAACAGATAGTGTGTCGGCGGCACCAGAGCCTGCGTTGGAAGTCATCTCGACCTCATAGACGTACTTGAACTCCTTCTTGCCTATGATGGTCTTGCTATCTCCTCTGCTATAGTGGAAGATTTCAGTCTGGGCCACCTCATCTCTATCCATACCTCGGATAGTGAAGGTGACGCCATAGGTAGAGTTGTTGGCATCCGTGATAGTCAGAGTCAGCACCCGAGGCTTGTCTGGCTGGCCCGCGATAGTCAGCAGTGCAGGCGCCGACACATTGATATCTGCCGCAGATACTATGGCAGCTAGGCTAGTAGTGGCAGGCGAGGTCCAGGACTCATCTGTCACAGTAGGGTCAATGACAGTCTCATACAGCTTCTCTCTAGGTAGGAAGCGGGAGAGGTCTGCCACTGCCCGCTCAATACAGCGGTCTAACTCCGCGTTGCTCCAAACCGCGCCGCTGTCCTTCAGGTCCAGGCGTAGGGCAGCCCGAATGGCTACTCGTGTCTTCCCACCCATCTGTGTTACCTCCTCAACTGCTCCCATATGCCCAGTAGAATGAATCTACCTCTAGCCCACCCTGCTACTGCTGCTGTTACTGAAGACCCCTGCTTCGCACTGCTCCGCAGCCCTTCCTCCCCCCTCCCCATATTGTGAATACTGTACTCCTACAGCTTCCGCCTGATTGTTACTGCAGCGCCTATGATTAAGATGTCATCTGCGCCTGCGCCAGTTGTACCTTTTATCTCTAAGTAGTAGAAATGGTCATCATCTACAACTGTCTCATCATCTGGGTTAGCTACCGCATCTACGACTCCATCTGTAGTTACCTCCGAGATAGCGCCATTAGTGATGTCAGTCATAGTAATTGGGTCGGCCAAGTTCGCCTTGACCAGCTTGCAGTTCAAGACTACTAATGTCTCCTTGATTATGTTACCTTTCAGTATATAGGTCTGGATGACATCGCCTATCTTCAGAAAGTTTAACCGTATGTAGAGTTCCTCCAGAGTGCCACCTACTGGAAGGTGCGCGCCTTCTCGTGCCGCAACCCACTGGGCTGCACTAGTCTTATACTCAAAGCCATTGACCTGGAATGTTCTCTGCACATAGTCGGCAGTGCCAAGGTCAGTGCCCTCCACTGTCTCTACCTTCAGATTCATCTTGGCTGCAGTGATAGTATCGCCAGTAGCGACCGCTGTACCAGTACCCATATCTAGTCTACTTCCTCCATCTCCCTATACTCCATACGCCGAAAGGCCATATCGGTGCGTTCCGTACTTTCCGGCATGGAGGGCAACTACGGTCAAGTCAATTTGACCTGTCCCAATAGTCCCTGGTGGCATGAAGAAGCTCCTCCGCTCCAGGTCATGCCAGTTGGTTCTATCTGCTCTAGCAGGTTGTGGTCTGCCAGGCTTTATATCTCTCATCTAAACAGCCCCTTTGTCCAGTCCCAGACACGTCTAGCTAGACTGGCAGGCGGCACAGGTGTCGGCTTTGCGACAACCTTAGCTCTCTCTATATGCGCCTCAGTCCCCGCCAAGTACTCTCTCCAAGTGGATGCTCGCCATACTCCTGCGTCCTGCCTAGCAAGAGTAGACTCTAGAGTTGGCTCAGATGAAGGCCACATCGAAGGCGGCTCCTTCCTAGGAGTAGGCCACATAGATGGGACTCCTTCCTGCCGAGGTGCGGGTACTGGTTCTCCAACTAGGCCAGTAGGCTCTATTACTCGCCGCTGTGTGAGTGGCGGTTCTTCCATACTAGGCCCTGGTGCAAAGAACTGGCGCTGAGGGGCCTCTTCTGCCGCAGACACTTCTCCTATGGTTATCTCTAGCCTATAGCTACCTGGCCTGTACACGTGACGGAGGCCAGAAGCTCTTACCTTCACTGTACTCACAACTGCCACTACCCCAATATGGTCGTACAACTCTATCTGGCAGTCATGAGGCACAACTAGCCTACCTGTCATCTCCTCATCTGCCATGCGAGCAAGAATCACTGCTGCCCGAGTGTTGGCATTAGCCTGGGAGGTAACACTAGGCGCTAGAGCAACTTCAGGTACATCCCCATATAGTGCCTGCTGTGCCGCGTCCTCGGCCTCAGCAGTTATTACTGCATTCCATAGCTTATCTGCCCCTTCATTGGCAAAGAGATAGAGATGGTTAGGAGTCTCTACATTTAGCCGACTAACAAACTCGTAGAAGAAAGGCTTCTGCGCCCTGTAGTAGGTCATGTCTAGCGCATCATCAGTTTCTGGATAGACGACCTCGAACTGCAATGATGCCTTGGGGCGCAGGAAGGAGTAGGTCATCTTTATCAGTGCGTAGACTAGCTCACCTGCGCTCTCAAAAGGCTGGAACTCATTGATGGAGAATGTGGGAATGTAAGTATCAATTACTCCATCATCATCTACTAATGCATTGAGAGTGAAGGCTGGAACAGTTAGAGCCATAATGTAGGCGATGAGGTCATAGACTGTCAGGCTAGCCCCACTAAATCCTGCCACGTACTCGTCATCACCTACTACCGCATCTGTCTTAGCAATGTAGAGAGGAGGATTGCCTAGAGCCAGAATCCTCTCATTTAGCTTACTCCACATGCCTTCTAGCTCTAGGACTAGTATCTGCCTACCAGCCAAGTAGAGTAGTTGCTGATGCTTCACCCAGAGGCGGGCAGTAGCGGCGTACTCATCTCCAGCACCAGTCGTGTCGCCATAGCCAATCTCTGTCCAGTAGCCACGCAAGTCAAACGCATCGAAGGCACCGTCATAGTTGTTGATTACTACAGTAGCACCATCAGAGTAGGCATTCTCCACATGGTCTATGAGTATGATGCGGCTGCCATAGGCCACAGAGTCAGTGCTGAAGTCGCGGGTAGTAAGGCCATCATAGCTAGTCAGGAGCATGTGGATGTAGGGCGACCTATAGCCTGCCGCCAGCTTCTGAGTGTCGATGAGAGTGGCAGAGACTGTTCGCATAGAGTTAACCGTCTACTCCCAAAGTGTTACCAAAGATACGCTCCCATGCCTTTGCCTCAATGCTCCAAGTCCCTCGCCAAGGCTTGTGACTCTCGCTAACGGCTTCTTGTATCTCATAGTGGTCTGCTGTCCCATCGGCGCGCAAGTGACGAGGATGCGACAACCTCGCCTTCCGCAGCGCAACTCCATCAATATCTTCACCTAATACTGTGATATGATTGCTCATTCTGCCATCTCCGCTATGATGAGCTTCACCTGTACCTCACCAGTACCAACCTTACCGCCTGCTGTACCAATGGTTATCCTATCCCCAGTGGCAATGAGTTGTTGGCTAAGGTCAGCCGTGCGGAGCTTCTTTACATACCCAAGAGATTTACTGACCTCGCTAGTGTAGGAGTCGAAGTAACTAGTGTCTGTTGTGCCGTCACCCTGGATACGCCCTATACGTATCGCCACGCCAGCATCTCCACTGCTGGCCTCAGTGTAGAGTACAGTATAACCTAGCAAGGCACAGGGCTTGTCGGCATGGAAAACTATCGTGTCAACTGCCGAAGCCGAAAGGTCAAGAGGCGCGATGAGTGCAGGCTCCTGATCTCCAGACAGTGCGGCAACATCTCCACTGCGTATATGAAGCGGAACAGTTAGGTTACCATGAATATGGTTGTTCTTAAGCGATAGGCTATCAGTAATGTTCTGCTGGAAGTAGATACCTCGATCTTGTGTCTTGCGACTTGTCACAAGAGCATTCGCGGCTACGGTATAGGTATTGGTAAGGTTGTTTACCATAGTCAGCGTATTAGTCTGGGTATTGATGGACGCAATGATATTACTTTCAGTATCAGGGGTATCGTCTGAGATAGTGACAGCCTCACCTAGCTCAAACTTGTCGTCGGCAGTCACCACCACATCTTTCTGTCCACTCACAGCGTCTGCTGTCAGAAGGGATGTAGGAGTACCCTTTAGCGCAAAGATATGACAGTTAGCAATCGAGATGCGCTTCAGGCGTGCCGTGCCGGTAGTAGCGTAATCCCCAATACCGTGTGACTTGTAGCCAGCAGTGGCATCACTGACTCCATTGTCTGAACACTCCACACCATCAATCACCACGTCTTGGATGTCGGGGTCTGTCCCAGACACGGGAGAGGTGTTTATTGCGATGCCATCCTCATAGTTCAGACGATATATGCCACCGACTATACAGGCACCGCGATAGGGAGTTAGCTCCCCCGCGCCGTTAACAATCCGCGCACCATCTCCCTTGTTCCGAAGGCCAAAACAGCCCAGTAACTGAATTCCTTCTGCCGCAAAGGCGAATCCAATCTGGTTCTCCACCGCTACGCAGCCTGTAAACACCCAGTAGCCAGAGGAGTAGGAGGGCATGAAGCCAGCCTCGGTATTGCCGTAGGCTCTAGCACCAGTCACACGAACTTCCAGTGCGTTGCTCCCGTGGACACCCTGCTCACCATTGGAGTCGAAGCGTCCGCCGATAATATCAAAGTCGCGCAGTAAACGTAATCCTAGCCCCTTAGTGCCAGAATCGTGGATGTAGAGGTCACGAGCAACACCTCGGCAGACCGAGATGAGGTCTTCGTTCACTGAGGCGTTGATACGACAACCTGCGGCATAGGCGTTCTTAATCTCGACGCCAATCAACTTGATGTCAGTGATACCATAGAAGTCTAGCAGATGAGAGCCGCCCGCCTGATTAGCCTTGTTCCCGTTGATGATACCTCCGATAATCTCGATGTAGGAGTTCCCTGCTGCCTGGTCAGAGTTCTCAATCATATCATCATCAGTGTCAGCGGCTAGAAGGAGAATGGCCTGAAGGAGGTCAAGGCGAGTATAGGACGGCAACGTGATTTTGCCCATAGTAAAGTTCCCAATCAGTTGCACTGTCTCTATCCTCGTGCGGCTGGCAGTCAGGGCATCTATACCTGCCTGTAGTTGTACATCGTCGGCAACGCTATCTATGTAATCAGCGTACAGCCTAATTAGCGCAGGTGAGTCTGACGCAGCAACTACTCGTGTGGCTGTTCTAGGGGCGCTAGTTGGATTCTCTAGAGGCATAGCTATCCTCCTCCCCAAGTCTCATTAAGCTTCCTCCAGCAGGAGGGCAGAGCCTGTATGGTGTCCACCACTAGCACCAGCACCACCTGTCTCAGTCCACTCTAGATGGATGGTAGATGGGTGAACTGAATCACCAGTATAGTCGCGCCAGTAGAATATCTTATTGACATCACTTCTCCCATCTACCAAGACCATC